ACTTGAGTGAAATACGAAAGGATATCTTGAGCGATCACGGTGCGTATCTTGGATTTGTCTTTGTAAGATGAGGGCAAAACCTCGTCTTTGACGAACACATGTGAAACTGAAGGGAACTTATCTGGCTGCTCTATGTAGGCCCGTACTGCGTCGAGGAATTGTTTCTTGCCACCAGCAGCTTTCATAAGGTCGGCTCTGCTGGCTTTTCCTCGGGCGTTAAACCTATATGGGAAGCCTGCACTGTATTTTGTCTTCCACTTGTGCAACACATCCTCAGGTGCGACGAGTTTAGTATCCCGGTATTTATCTGGATTTGAGGCGAAAATGGCCTCAGCCATCTCCTGTCGCTCTTCCTCTGTAGTGAACCCCGTCTCAACCCCAGTGAAGTAACGGTCAGTGATCTCCTCAGCCATGTCTGGAGTGGCGAACCGCATAGAAAATATGCCAGCTTCTGCCCCTGAAGCAGCCTGGAGCTCGCTGACCACTTGCTTGAAATCAGGTGTGAGGTTCGGGTTGCGTTGCCGGAAGGGTACCTTTGTGTCCAACTTATACTCGCCCTGGTGTACACGAGTCACCTTAACATCAGGAAAATTCACTTCCGGGAACACTTCCTTGTACCGTTCCAACACTTCTTTTAAGTTCAACTTGACGACACGTTGACCTGGTTGGATCTTGAGGCGGTCTGAAGCCACCATCGTCGTGGTGAAGGTCCCGTCTTTTGGTGTGTAAAGCCAATGGTGCGGCGTATGTATCGAAAACAGGGGTGCCCAGACAACTTTAGCCCTGGGCTTGGTCCCCCACCATTTCCGTGTGGCAACAGTGGCCGCACTCAGCTGGTCAACTAATGGGTTGTGCAGGGAAAGTTCCAGCCTACGGCCGAGTGTGATCAGGAATGTGTATTCCTCACTTGTCCACTTCAGTCCAATCACAGCGCTGTGTGCCAGTGACCTGTGCAGTATACCTGAGGTCAACCTGAACTTCGTGGTTGCAAGCCATGTCAAGTGGTTCAAGTTATCCATTGAAGTCTGGCTGCCAGCGAGTTGCTGGACCACAGTGGACCGCATAAATTTAGCAACAGCCTCGTAACTCTCCTTCCCGTATGAGTGGAATTTTGGGGCTGCCATTGCACCAAATTTAGCATCCACGTTTGGAAGGTCAACCAACTTGGTAAAGGCCGTCTCCATTGTCTGCTGGTACAATTCAATTTTCACGTCGCCTTTGACACCACGCCATTGGCCTGCGACCCATTCACCAAAGAAGGCTCCAACTCTTGTTGGGATGTCTGCACCATAACCCCCCAGATGCTTCCATGGTATGATGGTGCTAGTGGACTTGTGGATGATGTAGTTAACCATGAAGAGGCAGTTG